GGGGGGGGGGGGTATTGCTAACAGCGACTGCGCCCTCTTTATGTGGGCGACCTTCCCCATGCTGCGCGAAGCCCTCGAGGTGATCGAGGCGTGGGGCTTCACCTACAAGACCGTCGCCTTCAACTGGGTAAAGCAGAACAAAACCGGCGCCGGCCTGTTTTGGGGCCTCGGCAACTGGACGCGCAGCAACTCGGAGATCTGCCTGCTCGCCGTGAAGGGCAAGCCGAAGCGCATGAGCGCCAGCGTGCACAGCGTCATCCTCTCGCCCGTCCAGCAGCACAGCCGCAAGCCGGCAGAGACCCGCGACAGGATCGTCGAGCTGATGGGAGACCTGCCCCGGATCGAGCTTTTCGCCAGAGAGGCGGCTCCCGGATGGGACGCATGGGGAAATGAGGCCCCAACACCCGGTGCAAGAAAGGAGGAAACCGATGGACAAAACGACCCGGGAGACCCGGCGCCAGAGCTATGACGCCGTGCTCCCCAAGAGGGAGAAACGCTGCCGGCTGATCCTCGAGACCCTCGGGGCCCGGGAGATGACCGCCAGCGAGATCACCGAGGAGCTCGTCGCCGCCGGCGAGATCCCGTACTTCAACCGCAACTATGTGGCCCCACGCCTCACCGAGATGAAGCAGATGGGGATCCTCAAGACGGTCGGCCGCAGGAAGGCCACCCGCTCGGACGCCACCGAGGCCGTGTGGGCCCGGGTACATACCGCAGCAGCAGACCAGACCGCGGCCGCGCCGGCCGACAATCCCGCCACCGGGCCGGAGCAGATGACGCTCCTCGGCCCCGGGGCCTGACAGAAAGGAGAGCAACCCCATGAACGAAAACCGCGACAGCATCATGCGCATGGCCCGCGGCGCCTTCGAGGAGCGCGTCGACTATGAGATGGACAAGGTGATCCAGAACATCCTCGACCCCAACACCAAGGCCACCGCCAAGCGCAAGATCACCCTCACCATCGAGCTGACGCCCGACGACGAGCGCCGGCAGATCCAAGTCTCGGTGACGGCCAAGAGCACCCTCGCCGCCACCAACCCGGTCGCCACCTCGCTCTATGTCACCGGCGACAGCAACGGCGAGCTCGTCGTGGCCGAGATGGTGCCGCAGGTGCCCGGACAACTGAACATGGACGGGACGCAGCAGGAGCAGCCGAAGCTCCTCAAGCTCGTCACTCACGCATAACCGCATAAATATTCATAAACAAGGAGGACAACATCATGCTCGCCAAAATGATCGACAAAATCGTCAGCCTGAAGGAGACCAAGATCTTCGAGATCGGCGGCCAGACCTACACCGACGGCCACCTCACCCGGATCCCGCCCCATGTCGACCGCCCCGAGGCCATCAGCGTCAGCGGCCTCGACGGGGTCTGCAAGCTGATCCGCACCGAGCTGGAGAAGGTCGACACGACCATCATGGTGCAGGCCAAGAGCTACAAGAGCGTCGAGGTCATGACCACCTACCTGCCGGACTTCTCCCGCAACATCCTCTACCGCGCCGAGGCCGACGCTCCGGGCCTGCACACCGGCTTCCGTGGCCGCGAGGTCGCTCTGATCGAGCTGCGCAGCCTGTTCATCCCCAACGAGGGCACGGCCTACCTGCTCGACCTGCTGAGCCGGATGACGGACGAGAACAGAGTCAGCACGAAGGACAACGGCGTCACGCAGACCGTGGAGGCCCGGCAGGGCGTGGCCCTCAATGCTCTGGTCGAGGTGAAGCCCCGTGTCATGCTGCGGCCCTTCCGCACATTCCTCGAGGTGGAACAGCCCGAGAGCGAGTTCCTGCTGCGAGTGGATCCTGACGAGGGCATCGGCTTTTTCGAGGCCGACGGCGGGATCTGGAAGCTGGAGGCCAAGAAGAACATCGCGGACTATTTCAACACCAACCTCGCCGACCTGATCCAAGCCGGCAAGGTCGTCATCATGCAGTAAGGCATCGGCCGGGCGGGCTGCGGCCCGCTCGGCCTTCAGAAAGGAGCGATCACATGGAACGCATGACCCATAAAAGGGCCAACGGCATCAAGACCGGCTACTGGAGCCCGGAGACCAAGGAGACGCTCGTGCAGCGCCTCGCTGCCTACGAAAACACCGGCCTCGAGCCGTGGGAGATCGGCCCGGCCATCGAGAAGGCTGCGAAGGACGCCGAAACTGCGACCGCGACCAAGATGGCCGAGTGCATCGCCGGCGGCATCAAGGACACGGTCGAAGCGATCCACCGAGATCCTGATGGATTTTTCAAAGGAGGCGCCAGATGAAAGACTACAAAACCATCACCCGGGAGAAGGTCGACGCCGACCCCGGAGCTGCTCGATACATGAGCGAGACGCATCTGCTGGAGGACTGGAGCGACAAGCTGCTCGACCTCGTCCTCAACGGCCCAACGCTCAACGGCTTCAAGAAAGACGAGGTCAGGGCCATGCTGCGCCAGACCTATGCGGCCCTGAAGCAGTACGAGCAGATCGGCCCGATGGCATCCCCCTTCGTGAACGACCCGCCGGCCATCGTGGCCCGGGCCTTCGCCGAGCTCTACCCCGGCATCGACTACTATGCGCAGCTCGTCCCCGACTTGCATGACGAGGCCGGCAACAGGGCCTTCGGCCTGACCATCTTCCCTGATGACGGCAGCACGCCCATCGTCTGCATCTCGGCCGAGGCTCCCATCAGCGCCGCCCCTGAGCTGCTGGCCCACGAGCTGGCCCATGTCGCCACACCCGAGGACAGAGACCACGGCGAGGCATGGCAGACAGCCAATAGGGCCATCGGCGACAAGTACGACGAGCTGCTCAACGCCATGATCCCCGACGACGATCCGGGCGTACTCGTCCCGCACGAAGTCGGAGACGGCGGGCTGCTGCTCATGCCGACCCGGGCCCACATCCCGGATCCGCAGCGCGACGACTGGAAGCCTGCCACCTGCCCTATCTGTGGGGCCGAGTGCTGGGAGACCGAGATCCACCGGCAGGCGCTCGCTGCCGAGCCCGGACTCCGGGCCGTCTGTACTGACTGCGGCCTGCGTGGAGCTGACAGCATCGGCCTCGTCGACATCAAGGGCCGGATCACAAAGGAGGAAACCAAATGAACAGCAACAGCAACAACAACGGCAGCGCCGCCGGCGGGATCGGCTTCTGTGGGCTGCTGACCATCGCCTTCATCGTCCTGAAGCTCACCGGCGTCATCTCGTGGAGCTGGCTGTGGGTACTGGCCCCCATCTGGATCCCTGCGGCCATCGTCCTCACTGTGCTGCTGGTCGTCCTGATCGTCGTCCTCGTGAAGGAGGGCGTCAAGCAGACCGAGGAGAAACAGCGCCAGAAAGAGCGCAGCCTCGGCATCGACGAGCAGGCCCGCCACTACGGCCTCGAGCGCCAGCCCGGGGAGAGCGATCTCGAGCTGAAGAAGCGCATCGCCTTCCTCAAGCAGGCAGAAAGGAGGGCCGGGAACAGATGATGGACGAAAGAGAACGCCGTGACATTATGTTGCGGGCCATTCACCGCTATGGGGAGGCCGCTCAGATCGACATGGCCGTCGAGGAGATGGCCGAGCTGACCAAAGCCCTCTGCAAGGTCAAACGGGCGACACCCGGGGCCACCACCACCGCGGCCATCGCCAACGTGATCGAGGAGATCGCGGACGTCCAGATCATGCTCGACCAGCTCCGGCTCATATTTGCCCGCAGCACCGACGAGGTCGAGGAGGAAAAACTGCGCCGGCTGCTCGGCCGGCTCAACAGCTACGCAGAGTCCAACCTTCACAAATGGCTGAACGGACAGTACGAGCCGGGGATCTGGAGCCGCACGGTCGACGCCGGAGCTCAGCCCCGCGAAGGAGGTGCCCCGGATGAATAAGGCAACCTGCCGCGGCTGCGGCGCCCCTATCGTGTGGATCAAAACGCCCGCCGGGAAGGCCATGCCGTGCGACCCGGCGCCGGTCTACTACAAGGCCACGCCGGACGGCAAGGACAAGGTCGTCACCACCCGGGGCGAGGTCGTGAGCTGCGAGATCGTCCCCGGGGCCAACGCCACCGACGCCGGATACCGGCCGCACTGGGCCACCTGCCCGCAGGCCGGAACATTCCGGGCGCCAAAATACAGGAAATTCGACATAAAAGAGCCGAAAGCGAGAACGATTGATACCCCTCGCTGCACATGGAAAGAAGGCGACTGCCATGAATAAAGACCAAGCACGCAAGGCACTGGAGAACGAGCTGCGGATCCGGCCGACCGTGAGAGCAAGCGCGATCTTCACCGGCAAGCATGGGAGCATGGGCTTCCGGGCTGGCCGCTTCTACGCCGTCACCATCGTGAAGCGCAAGGGCGAGGTCGTGCTGATCGCGCCGGATGACGGCCTCAAGTGCCCCTACTCGTCCCTCGACACCATGCTGAACAACTGGCACATCCTCCTCGTGATCTTCAACAGGTAAAGGAGGAAACCCATGGCAAAAGACAAACCCCAACCGCAGGCCGGCCCTGAGCTGGCCGAGTACACCACGGCCGCGCAGCCCAAAGCCTACGCCGGCGGCGTCCCCGTATTCTGCGCCCACGACGCCATCGTCCCGCTGAAGGATCTGCGGCCTAACCCCAAGAACCCCAACCAGCACCCGCCGGAGCAGATCAAGCTCCTCGCCTCTATCATCCGGGCGACCGGCTGGCGCGCCCCAATCACCGTCAGCAAGCGCAGCGGATACATCGTCAAGGGCCACGGCCGCATGATGGCCGCCGAGCTGGGTGACATGGCCGAGGCCCCGGTCGACTATCAGGACTACGCAAGCGAGGCCGAGGAGCTGGCCGATCTGACGGCAGACAACCGCATCGCGGAGCTCGCCACCACTGACAACAAGATGCTCGCCGAGGTTTTCGCCGACATCGACACCGGCGAGATCCCGTTCATGCTCAGCGGCTACACCGAAGAAGAATACGGCAATCTTGTTACGGCGCTGTCCGAAGCTCTGCACGATGACGAGTCGGAAAAGGAGGACGGCGACACCGAGCCCGAGGCGCCGCCAGAGGAACTATTCACCGAACCCGGCGACCTCTGGCTGCTGGGAGACCACCGGCTTTACTGCGGTGACAGCCTGAAGATGGGCGACGTTCAGAAGGCAACCGACGGGCAGCGCGCCGACCTTGTTTTCACCGACCCGCCATACGGCATGGGAAAAGAGAGCGACGGAGTCCAGAACGACAACCAGAACCAGAACGATCTCCTCGAGTTCAATAAGAAGTGGATCGCACTCAGCTTCTCGATCCTGAAGGAAAACGGGAGCTGGTACTGCTGGGGCATCGACGAGCCGCTCATGGATATTTACGCCTTCATCCTTCGGCCGATGATCGCCGCGAACCAGATCACGTTCAGAAACTACATCACATGGGCGAAGCACTCAGCCTTCGGCGTCAACAGCGAGCTCATGCGGAGCTACCCGAGGGAAACCGAGAAATGCCTCTTTGTTATGTGCGGCGTCGAAGGCTTCAACAATAACAAAGACCATTTCAACGACGCATACGAGGCGATCCTCGATTATATGGTCGGAGAGGCTCAGAAGGTCGGACTCAAGGCCAAGCAGCTCACGGAGATCACCGGCGTTCAAATGTGGGGGCACTGGTTTAGCAAATCGCAGTTCACGCCGATCCCGGAGTGGCACTACAAAAAGCTCCAGCAGGCATTTAAGGGCCGAGCCTTCAGTCTTCCACACGATCAAGTGATGAAACTGCGCAACAAGCCGTCCGAGGCATACCAGAGCATGAAGGCAGAAGCGATGGAGCTGCGCGCTTTCTTCGACAACACACACAACGACAGCGACGAGCACGACATAATGACCGATGTGTGGCGTTTCCCGATCACAAACACAGCAGAAAGAGACGACGCAGGCGGGCACGCAACGCCGAAACCGATCGCGCTGTGCGAGCGGGCCATCCTGAGCAGCAGCCGGCCGGGCGAGCTCGTGGTCGACTTCTTCGGAGGCTCAGGCTCGACGCTCATAGCCTGCGAGAACACCGGGCGAACCTGCGCCATGATCGAGCTCGAACCCAAATGGTGCGACGTGATCGTGCGGCGCTACATCAAAACAACTGGAGACAATAACGTGCGCTGCGTCCGTCAAGGCCGAGAGCTACCGCGCGAGGAGATCGCCGCGATCTTCGAGCCTGACGAGGAAGGAGGTGAGCAGGAGTGACGCCCTGACATAATGAGCGAGAAGCCGATCACACAACGGATCAAGGACAGGCTCGCGGCCTACACCGCCATGCTGAGGGACATCGACAACCAGCTCGAACGCCTCGACCGCATGGAGATGACGATGGCCTCACCGCCCGGCCCTGATCTGACAGGTATGCCACGCGGATCCGGCACACCATCCGACCGCACCGGCATGATGGTGGAGCGGAAAATGGAGCTCGAGGAACAGATCGACCGGCTCAAGGCTGAGGAGAAGCAGGAGCGCAACGCCATCGAGGGCCTGATCCTCCAGCTCTCCGACCCCGACGAGCGCGCCGTCATCCGGCTGCGCTACTTCGACCGGGCAGACTGGGACGGGATCTGTGCCGTCCTGTTCAGAGATCGGCAGGACTACCTCGAGAGGATAGACAGCTACCAGAACAGGACATACAAGGCCCACGGCCGCGCCCTGCTACGGATGGCCGAGATCCTGAAGGAAACAGAGGCCCCGGCAGTAAAGGGAAGTAAAAGGCAGTAAAGGGCAGTAAAATCCATTGAACGGCAGTAGCGCCCTGTGCTACACTGTACCATGTCGAAAGACCGCCGGACACCCGGACAACGCCGGGGGGCTGTCCGACGGACACCAGACCAACAATCGAACAACGACAGCGAGAAAGCCGTCGGGCAACCACAAGAAGCCCGGCGGCTTTTTTCTTTTCCCCTGAAGGAGGTGACGACCATGGCGGGCGGCAGCATATCCATCCAGATCGAAAACCTGCGGCAGCTCGTCGCAGACGTGCAGGCCATAGAGGCCGGCGGCCGCAAGGCCATCAGCAGCACCGTGAAGGACGTGAAGGCCCGGGCCCCCGGCTGGATAGCGCAGGAGGTCACGGCAGTCTACAACATCAAGAAGGGCGAGATCACGCCGTCCAGTGGAGGCAAGCCGAAGAAGATGGCGGGCAGCATCCGCATCACAGGCGAGACCATCGAGGAGCTCACCCTCGTCTACAAGGGCCGGCTCTTGACCCCTGTGCACTTCGGCATGACACCCAAGGCCCCGCCGGCTGGCAGGAGCTACACCCTGAAGGCGCAGATCCTCAAGGGCAGCAAGAAGGTCATCGGCCGCTACAAGAACACCCGCACCAAGGGCGGGCCCTACTCGCAGCGGTCTCACTGGATCCTCATGGGGACAGGCAACACCAAAGCCGACGGCACGAGCTGGATCCCATTCCAGCGCATGAGCAAGACCCGCACCGACATCCAGAAGATGACCACCATCTCGGTGCCGCAGATGATAACCAGCGACCGCACCAACGAGGCCATCATGCTGAGGCTCAACACCGAGACAGCCAAGCGCCTCGACCACCACCTCAAGCGAGCCCTCGGACTATGAGCCGAGAGCCACCGCCACGGCCAGCAGGCCGCCCGCCAAGGCGGCCGAGCACACCGAGGCAAGCCAACACCCGCGCACAAAAAAGACGCGGCACGCGGCCTCACAGAGGCCACCACGGCCACGCAGCGCGGCCGAAGGTACTGTGACGCACCCCTGACGCCTGCGGTGCTGGCGAGCCCAAAAAACGCGCAGACAGGAAAAAATTTTTTCGGGCCGTTTCGTTTCGCCGACCGGCCCCCGGGGGCGGGCCCCGGCAACCCGGCAGCACGTCAGAAAGGAGGGGCGCCATGCCAAACAATACAGCCACCAAGCTCGTCGACAGCAAGACCATCGCGCAACTGTTTGAGATGACGCCCCGGCGCGTGCAGCAGCTCACCAAGGAGGGCGTCATCACCGCGGTCAAGGAGGGCAACGCCAACCGCTACGACCTGCTGCCGACCATCCAGCGCTACATCAGATACCTGACGGCCAAGGCCAACGGCCGCGAGCCGTCCAAGAAAGACAGCGAGGTCGAGGGGCGCCGGCTGGAGGCCGAGGCAGACCTCAAGCGCAGCAAGGCCGACATGGCCGCCCTCCAGCTCAAGGAGCTCGAGGGCAAGATGCACCGCAGCGAGGACGTCGAGGCCGTCATGACCGACCTCGTCTTTACCATCAGGGCCTCGCTCATAGCCCTGCCCGGCCGGCTGGCCGTGGACGTCGCTGCTGCCCCATCGGCAGCCGAGGCGTCTGTCATCATCCGGGCCGAGGTCTACAAGATCCTCGACGAGCTGGCTGCCTACAAGTACGATCCCGAGGTCTATGCGCGGCGGGTCAGGGATCGGGAAGGATGGAGCGACCTCTCCGATGGCGAGGACGACTAAAAAGGCCGCCGACAAACTCAACAACGCCATCGCCGGCGCCCTCAAGAATTTCAAGCCGCCCGAGAGCCTGACCGTGCATGAGTGGGCCGACAAGCACCGCCGCCTGCCCGATAGCTCATCCGAGCCCGGCCAGTGGCGCACCAAGCGCACCCCCTACCTCGAGGAGCCCATGCGGGCCTTCACGGATCCCAAGGTGCAGAAGATCGTCATGGTCGCAGCCTCGCAGGTCGGCAAGTCCGAGCTCGAGCTCAACATCATCGGCTACATCATCGACCAAGACCCCGGCAGCATACTCTACGTCCACCCCACCATCGACGACGCCCGCAAGTTTTCGCGGCTGCGCGTCGCTCCCATGATCCGGGACAGCAAGCCGCTCAAGGCCAAAGTCCACGACATCAAGAGCCGGGACAGCGGCAACACCATCCTGCAAAAGTCTTTTCCCGGCGGGATGCTGACCATGACCGGCTCCAACAGCGCCTCGGCGCTGGCCTCCACCCCGGCCCGCTACATCATCGGCGACGAGC